TAAAAGAAGCAATATATGTTGAATGGGTTAAACTGCTTAATACAGAGTTAGCAGTCTTTAATGAGTGTATGTCATGTTTTACAACCGATAACGCTAGATTAGAGCGTTGGTATGAAGATAAATTAACCCCGAAGGCGGCAGCTATGGAATTACACTTTATTAAATCTGCAAAACGAAATAAATGTATGTGTGAGATTAAAAAGTATAAGTAGTATTTATACCTGCCCATATAAGGATTATTATGGAGTGGTTATACTACTATTTTATTTTTGCACTATCAGGTGCATTATTAACTTGGATACAAATATTTAGACCGTCAATAGAGATGGTAGGGATTGCAAATCCAGAGCACGTTGTATATAGGCATCAGTGCATAGGTACTTTAGTATGGTTGTCTACGGCCATAGTGTTTATACCTATATTAGCTTTACCTTTATTAAATGATGATATTAAGCATAGCTTTATATACAACTTAACAGAAGGGTTTTTAAAGAAGCATGAAAAATAATGTACTGATTTTATTAAGTGTAATATTATTATCTGGATGTAGCACATTAGATGTGCCTAAATCCTTGAAGTTAGACAATGCAGTTAAAACAACTGCTACTACTGCTGTCACTTATGCGGTAGCTGGACCAGTGCCAGCAGCGGCAAATCTATTGACCAGTGTAGCTGTTGATGAAGTAATGCCTGACAAACCTAATGTTCCTGATATAGACCCCGGAAATAGGGAACAAATGTGGGCGTATATATGGAAAGACACTTCAGAGGGGATTCTTTATGGATTGATCGCTCTTTTAGCCTTTTCTACAGTTATAGCTCCTTGGGCTACCCAACGTAGAGCAAGAAGGAAACGTAAGTACGAACAGTATAAATATGAGGCTAAATTAGCCCGAGAGCAAAAGGGATTAAAATAACATTTGAATGAACTTTAAGTATGAAAGCATGCCTGTTATGAGGCCACTGCCAATCCCTACTAAAGGGAAGGGGTTCTGGGGAGCATTAGTTACCTGGATTATTACAACGAGAAAGTGGGAACTTACTCAAGATTTTTCGTACAATATTGATGGCAAAAAATTAGTAATTCCTTCAGGGTTTGTATTCGATGGAGCTTCTGTACCTAAGTATTTTAGATCGTGGTTATCCCCTATGGGAGTGTTACTAATAGGTGGTTTAGTTCATGATTATGGGTACAAATTTGAAACCTTACTATTAAAAAGCAAGAAAGATAGTATAGGTAAAAAGACTCAAAAAGAATTAGATGTAATTTTTAGAGATATTAACATTGAGATTAATGGATTTAAAATTATCAATTACATAGCGTATTATGCACTTAGATTAGGTGGATTTATTGCTTGGAGAGGGCATAGGAAACGAAATGCTAATTGGAAAACTATGTTATAAAATAGAAAGCCCCTAAATTAGGGGCTTTTTTACGCCCTTAAAATATTAAGAGTAAAGTCGGAAACCTCCAGTGTAGAGTAGGTTCCTCCCCAAAAATATTTCTTGACAAAAAGGTGAAAATATAGTATAATATGCTATTAAAAATCGAATTTTAAACATTAAAAAGTTTAACCAAAGGAGTAAAATGCTAGTAACAAAGAGAGACGGAACAACAGAGAAGTTGAATATCGATAACATTCATAGAATGTTACAAAACTGTAAAAAAGAGGATTTAGGAAGAGTACTTGACGTGAGCGTATCTGATACAGCAATTAGTGCGCACATCAAGTTTGTAGATGGTATGAGTACCTCCGATATTCAGCAAACCTTAATAAAATCCGCAGCAGAGAAGATTAGTACTAAAACACCTGATTATTCTATTTTTGCAGGTAGGCTTTTAGTTACTGAAATGCGTAAGGAAGTATACGAAAGCTTTCAACCTATCAGATTTCTAGATTATATTAAATTAAATGTAGAAAGTGGTTTATACGACCCTCTTATTTTAGAGTTGTATAGTGAACAAGAAATTGATGTATTAGAAGCAGAACTTGATTATAACAATGATTTTGCTCGCTCTTACTCTTCTATTGTTCAATTAGATAGTAAGTATCTGATTAAAGATGCAGCAACAGGTCGCAGACTTGAAATGATTCAAGAGACTTTTATGCTTATTGCTATGACTATTTTCGCGCTAGAAGAAAATGCTTTAGACTTGACAATCCAAATGTATAGAGCTTTAAAAGAGGATAAAATTAGTTTACCCACTCCTATTATTAGCGGAGTTCGTACACAACTAAAAATGTTTAGTTCTTGCTGTTTATTAAAGATGGGGGACACTACTAAAAGTATTTTAGCTTCAGAGTATGCTTTATCTTTAATGACAGCTAATAGAGCAGGGATAGGGGTGGATATGGCCCCAGTTCGTGGGATTATGGCTCCAGTAAAAAATAATACGGTTAAGCACACAGGTGCTTTACCTATTTTAAAGGCTATTGAGTCTACTTCAAAACAATTTACGCAAAATAGTTTACGATCTGGAGCTACAGTAGTAAACTACCCTATATTTAACTGGGAGATAATGGATGTCTTGGAGTATAAAAATAACCAGGGTAGTAACACTAATAGAGCTAGGTTTATTGACTATACTATTGGCTTACCTGATTTATTTCTAAAGAGAGTACTAACTAAAGGGGATTGGACTTTATTTAGTTCTGAAGAAGTACCTTTGCTGTTAAGCTCTTATGGAGAAGCAGAGCTATTTGAAAATATCTATAAAACCTATGAAAAGGATGAGACTATTCGTAAAAAGACTCTACCTGCAGTTGAAGTATTTAATAAGCTCATTAAAGAGCGAGTAGGTACTGGGCGTATTTATATTCATTTTATTGATAATGTTAATAGACAGGGTATGTTCGACGAGCAAATTACTCAAACAAACCTTTGTTCAGAAATCTTCTTACCGACTAGGGATGTTAACTTCGAGGGATTAAAAAATAATAAAGACCTGGGAATTCAGGGCTATGATTTAGATAACGGAATGGTAGCTTTATGTATTTTAGGTTGTATTAATTTTGGAAAGTTAGATTCTATTGATGAGATGGATGGGCTAACTAACATTATGGTTAGATTCTTAGATAACTTAATTGATATACAAGATTACCCTATGGACGCTACGCGCTGGCCTACTCTAGGATATAGATTCTTAGGAATTGGTGTTAGTGATTTCGCCCACTTCTTAGCAAAGAATAAAGCAGTACTTGGAACTACAAAAGCTAAGCGTTTAACGCATGAATGGGCAGAAAGATTTCAGTATGGGCTAATAAGAGCTTCTGCAGACTTAGCTATCGAGAAAGGTGCTTGTCATTATGTAGATAATTCATTATATGCACAAGGTATTATGCCTATTGATACATACAATGAAAATGTAGACCAATTATACCCTAATGAGTTACTATGTGACTGGGAATCTTTGAGAGAAGATATTAAAGAATTTGGTATTAGGAATACTACTTTAAGTGCTATTCCTCCAACTGCTAGTTCTTCTCTTGTATCTAATTCAACTCAAGGAATTGACCCAATCCAAAGTACAACAGATACTTTTGAGGCATCTAATTTCACGGTTAAAAGTCTGATACCAGACTACGAAATGGAGCCTTATTATATGAAGTCATGGGACTTGCCAGAGAATAATTCAGCTGAATATATTAAACTTATGGCTATTTTGCAGAAGTTTATTGACCAAGCTATGAGTACAAATCAATGGTATGACTTAACAAAAATCCAAAATAAAATATTGGATAGTAATAGAGTCAAGAGGGATATCCTCACAGCATGGAAGTATGGACTAAAGAGTTTATACTATATTAGAACAAAAGATAAAGAGAATACAAGTGAAGCGATCGTATCTGATTGCGAAAGTGGGGCATGTAGTATATAATGGATAATATTAACCCAGAACACTATAAATCTCACCCGTCTGGGATTGAGGCTATTCAGATTACAGAGCATATGAATTTTTGTTTAGGCAATGCTATGAAGTATATTTGGAGAGCAGACGAGAAACATGATGACGGAGGAATTGAGGACTTGAAAAAGGCTCAATGGTACGTTGCCAGAGAACTGGCTAAGAGGCTAAATGCCACCAAAAAGGACTACTTTGAAGAAACAAAGGAAAGTAACTGAAGAAGACTTGCCACATTTAGGGGCGAGAAATCAAAATCAAAAAAGTGCTATTGAAGCTTTCGAGAATAAAAATCTAGTATTATCTGGATGTGCAGGAACTGGAAAAACGTTTTTAGCACTCTCATTAGGTATTCAGCAAGTACTTGAAAAAGGAACCCCTTATCACGAATTAATAATAGTTAGGTCTATAGTACCTACTCGTGATATAGGATTCTTGCCAGGAGATGAGCAAGAGAAGAAAGATGCTTATACTGGCCCGTATAAGGCAATATTCCAAGAAATATTTAATTGCCTTACCCCGTGGGATAATTTAATTGCTAATAATTTATTAAGTTTTGAGTCTACTTCATTTATACGAGGAATAACTTATAATAATGCAGTTATAGTTGTAGATGAATGTCAGAACTTAAATTATCACGAGCTATCCTCTGTAATTACTAGAGTAGGACAGCATTGCAAAATTATATTCTCGGGAGACTATAATCAGTCAGACTTCCATAGAGAGAAAGAGAGAAAAGGAATAAATGATTTCTTAGATATATTAAGGAGAATGCCTAATCACTTTGAAATCATTGATTTTACAGCAGACGACATCGTTAGGTCTGGTTTAGTAAAAGATTTTATTATTAACGAACAACAATTACTAGGAATATAATGGTGGAAAGAACAAACAGTATTAAAACCCCAGAAAAAGCAAAAGTACCAAATCATCAAAATACGAAAACAAATGTTCGAATGGTATCTTATAGTATGCCAGCTTTGGAGTTCAAAAATGAAGGATTAGAAAATGTACAAGATCTAGTAGCTTTTTGTGCTAGAGTAAGTAACCCTTCTAATCAATTTAATAAAGAAACAAGTGAAAAACTAATTAAGTATTTAATCAAGCATAAACATTGGAGCCCTTTAGAAACAGTATCAGCTTGTTTAGAAATCGAAACCACTAGAGATATTGGAAGACAGATCCTTAGACACAGAAGTTTTAGTTTCCAAGAGTTTAGTCAGCGTTATGCAGACCCTACTAAGGATATGGATTTTATGCTTAGAGAGGCTAGACTTCAAGATACTAAGAACCGTCAGAACTCCATTGAAAATAATGATGAAGCATTATCTGCTATGTGGAGGATTAAGCAGGAAGAAGTAATTAAGAAATCACTTGATGCTTACAATTGGGCAATTGAAAACGGTATCGCAAAGGAACAAGCAAGAGCCGTACTTCCGGAAGGTAATATCATGAGCAGAATGTATATGAATGGAACTATTAGAAGTTGGGTTCATTACATCGAGCTTAGAAGTGCTAATGGTACACAAAAAGAACATATCGAAGTAGCAAAACAATGTGCTAAAGCAATTGCCACAATTTTCCCACTTATGGAGGAATTATGAGTTGTAAAATATTCAATCTAGGAGAAACAGTAAATAGCAAGAGAACAAGACTATTCTTAGGGGAAGACTCTTGTAATAGAAATATTCAAACATATCACGATCCTAAGTACCCTTGGATTATGGAGTTTGCAGAAGAAATGCGAGCTATTGGAAACTGGAGTAAAAATGAGATCGATCTCAGTAAGGAAAAAAGCAACTTTGATGCATTGGACGAGGCTGGCAGACATATATACGAGTCTGGCCTTAAATTTGCTATTACTTTGGACAGTTGTGCGGGTAGAGCTCCCTTACAGTTATTTAATAATGGTGGCATTTCTAATAACCCTGAATGGGAGTTATACATTACTAATCACCAGAATAACGAGTTATTACATTCCGAATCTTATACTGAAATGGTCAGGGCTATCTATAATGACGTGGATGTATTTATCGAGTCTATCATAGACGACCCTTTTATTCAGAAAAGAGCTACTTCTATATTGAGTGCTTTTGATTGGGCTACTTCTGTCTTTGATAGAATGGATGCTAATAAGGTTGCTAAAGATAATGGAGTATCTTCAATGGATGGCACATTACTAGTACCTTTTCCTGAAATAGATGAGCAAGTAGTTAAAGAAGCTATTTTTAAGTCTGCATTAGTATTGAATATGTTTGAGGGTATCAGATTCTTCGCAACATTTGTTACCGCCTGGAGTTTTAGTGAGCAACCAGAAAAATTAATGGCTGGGTCTAGTAATATCTTTAAATTAATTGCTAGAGATGAAATGATTCACTTAGATGTTTTCCAACGTGTAATTAAAATGCTTAGAGAAGATCCTTCGGAAGGTTTTACGGAAGTAGCTTCTAAATTAGAGAATGAAACATATGAAATGTACAGAACTGCCTATAGAGAAGAAATGGATTGGATAGACTATTTATTTAGTAAGGGGTCTCCCTTAATAGGAATGAATGGGGCAATTCTAAAAGAATATATGGATTATATCTTTGCAGTTAGGTTAACTAATATAGGTCTGGAACCTTCCAAGATAGGTTTAAGTCTTAAAACTAATCCACTGCCGTGGGTTGATAATTATTTAGATAGTTCTCACATTAAGTCTGCCCCACAGGAAATTGAATCAGTTAATTATGTGGCAGCCATAGATACTTCACAGGATGAAGATTTTACCATGGAGGACCTGTAAAATAGTACTTGACATGAAGGTCATTTTATGGTATAATATTACATATTAAAAATTGGAGAAAGTATGGTTTACAGTAATGACCAAAGAGTTTTAGGTATAGCGTCTTTTTGCTATAATGAGCTCAAACTTTCTGGAGCTGTTAATATTGAGGTAGTAGAACTAGAAGACGCGTGGGGTTGGTGTTATTCCGATGGGTCTATTGAAGTTAGCGACGCTGAAATGTTAGAGGAAGATTTTTACAAAACAATATGCCATGAAATGACGCATAGAGCTCAATTAGAGCAAGGTAGAAAGCTTTGTGAAAATGAGGCTTATTCTATGGAGAATAAACTATATGTCAAATGGAGCAAGTTGCACTAGTAAATGGTGTCAATGGATACAGACAACAGCACAGTTAGCAGTTGCTGGAGTAATTGTCTATGCTGGGTTAATTGTTAATAGCCATATGGAATCTTGGACAGAATCCTTCAAACAAGGATCTGAAGATTTACACAGTATTAGACAGAACATGGATACAATTGCGTATTCTATGGAGTCCATTAATCGAGACATGGATACAATGAATATCAGTGTCGAGAAAATGGAAAAACATGCTCACAATATGGATGAGCAAATGAAGGTTCTAAATCAACAGGTGGACACTATGAATTACAGTGTTGGAGGTATGAGAAAGAACTTTAGTCCTCAAGGTATGTTCAGAAGTATAATGCCTTTTTAGAGGAAGGAAGGGTAAATCACCCTAGTTTAACTACTATAGGAAAAATATGAATAAAAACTTAATTGCTGCAGTTGCAGCACTAACTTTAACAACATCTGCATTAGCTGATATATCTATCTCAGGTAATTATGAAGGTACTATCTCAGACGGTAATCCTGGTGCTGCTACATACTCGCAAGAGCTTGATCTTGCAATCGTAGGTAAGGCAGAACTTGCAACTGTAACTGCAAAAGTTAAAAATGTAGATGCAGGCGATAATATTACTTTTAATGAAGTATATGTTAATACTACTATTGAAGGTTTAGACGCTAAACTTGGTAAATGGCAAGGTCAAAACGGCGCAGGTCTTTTACAGAAGGAATCTGCTTCATCTAATAAGATGCGTTTAGCTACTTCTTTAGGTGGTTTAGATGTTGCGGTTCAGCAAGGTTCTGGAGACGCTAACGCATCTGCCGATATCGGTGCTACAGTTGGTGGAGTTGCCATTAAAGTTCAAAATGTAATTAATTCTGATCGTTTTGTTTCAGCTTCAGTATCTAAGGGCGGAGTTGATTTAAATGGCGAATATCAAAAGACTTCAGTAGGTACTAATATAGGCGGAGTTGCTTCTGCTACAGTTGGAGGTTTTGGTATTGCAGGTGCTCTAATTGATGTAGAAGATACCTCAGCTGTTACACAAGATGATGACATTTTAGAGGATATCTCTAATGCAGCAAACGGAAAATTAGTAAAAGGTGTTATTTTAACTTCAGCTACTACTGTTGGTGACTTAACAGGTAAGCTTATTAATAAAAATGATAAAAACACTTATGTTGCTAAGCTAGAACGTGGTATTATGGAGTATAAGTACTCAAAAACAGAGGATACAGACGGTATTATCTCAGCTAAACTTACTTTAAACTTCTAATCTACTTTTGAGGAGGTTCGCCTCCTCATTTATCCATATGAATATTCACAGAGTATTTATATGAATAAATGTAAGACCGTAGAAACAAATATTAGGTCTTCCTTCGCTACCGAGTAGTGTAAGCCAGTTTCTATACGGCTGATATACCCGTTTCTGTATATTAACAAAAAAATTAAGGAGATATAAAATGAAAAAACTTATAACTGTAATGATGATTATGGCAGCAACGTCTAGTCAGGCATTTTTCGGCGATAGCAATATGGAGTTCCCATTAGCGGATAATAATCCATACGGAAACGGTATGTTTGCCTATAACGGGTATGATGTATGGGATCCTCGTTGGTACGCTAGAGAAGCAGAGAACATGATGAATGAGTTTGACGATGAAATTAGTAATGACACTACTTTCTACCCATCTAATTACCAAACAAATCAATAAGATGTTAGAAAATCTTAGAGCTCTGTATGTAATGTGGCAAATGAATTGCCCTTTGCCTCGTTTATATCGAAAAGTACTGAAAAAGGAAATTTAAATGAAAAAGACTTTAGTTGCAGCAGTTATTGCATTAACATCTTTTAATGCGTCAGCAGGATTTACTGACTATCTTAATGACTTCTATGAGGGGACATGGTTTGTAGAAGCCAAGGAAGCAGTAGTTGTTCAAACCACTTGCGGAAGGTTTGTATTAGATGATGAAGAAATTGCAGCGTATAATGAATCCAATGGTTATTGGGAGTAATTAGGCTGTAGGAGTAAAGAAGGCCAGCTCATAAGAGTTGGCCTTTTTTAATTGTGTAACCCTAATAATAGGAAAAGTGAAATGGAAACAGAAAAAATTGTAGTAGAAAGTATTACAGACAATAACGATGGAACCTCTACTATGGTTCTTGATTTAAGTGAAGATGTACAAGCAGGTATTATCAGAAGTGCTATGGCAGATCTATTAGAAGAGCTGAAAGCGGACGCAGTAGTAGCCGAGCCTTTGTCTGGAGAATACCCTGAAAAAGTAAAGACGTATGAACTAACTGATGAAGATACTCAGTTTCTAATGGAATATGGAGTTAGAAATGCTATTACTAGAGGCTTAAATGGATCCGTTAAGAAATTGGGGGAGACTTGGGAGGACTTTTTCAATGCTGAAGGAGTTGACCGAGATGGAACAGGTTGTTAAAGTGAACGTAGGGATAAATAATGAATAAAAAAGTCTGCGAAACAAAAATAAAAGCAATACAGATGATAAGCGAGCAACTGCAACGTAGGCATAAAAGTGATGGATCGGATAATTACGCATTATCAGAATCAATTACAATTATGTGTGAAGAGGTGCTAAAGGAGCTAGCTAATGAGTAAAAAATTGAAACAAAATAAAGAAGTATTTAATGAGATTATGACTGGAAAATCACTTTTACAATTATATGTAGAGTTAAAAGGAAAGTATGATAAATTGATTAAATCACGAGGTACTATTCATGAATACGATTCAAATTTTGCTCCCGCGCCGACCAACAAGATTTGAAAGAATCTTAAAAGGTTACGTGTAAACATTTAAAAAAATAGTTCTTGACTTTTTATTGAAAATTGCGTATAATATACATTATAAACAATCGAAAAAGGAGAAAAAGTAAATGAAAGAAATTCAATTCCAATATAGAAAGACTCCAGTAGAAGTAACTCTACGAAGAGCAGCGGTATTATCTAAACCTAGCCCTAATTATTTTACAGTTGATACTACTGACCTAGATTCAGTAGAACACGAGGAATTAATGACAGGACTAGACGAGCTTCAAAAGGATATTGACAAAGCATTTGCTAATAGAACTAAATGGCTAAAAGAAAAGGGTTTTGGAGGGAATTTTAGAAATTTTAGTGAAGAAAAGATGGACATGATTAGTGGTTGAAGCTATCTCATCTAGTAGTAATAACCTAGTATGTAAGAAATTATTTTGAACATCAACTAAAATAATTCTTGACAATTTCCTTAAATTTAAGTATAATATGTATTCTGAAATCGAGAGATTTAGTAAGAAAATTTTTTAACAAATAAACAATAGGATAAGATAATATGGCATGGGATGACGATAAAAAAGCACAAGCAGTAGAAATGTATGAGAGCAGTGAGCCAACTCCAGAAACTTCAATGGAGATTGTTCATGAAATTGCAGAGGAATTAGAGGAGTCACCTAATGGTGTTCGAATGATTCTAACAAAGGCTGGAGTTTATATTAAGAAGGCAGCTGCTGCTAAATCTGGAGGTTCTACTGGAGGGGCTAAGCGTGTTTCTAAACAAGAATCTCAAGATGCACTTACTTCAGCAATTACTGACGCAGGTCAGGAAGCTGATGAGGATATTATTTCAAAGCTGTCGGGCAAGGCGGCTCTATATCTGGCAGGTGTAATTAACAAGATTAATGGTTAAATAATTTGGATTCTGGGGTATTATTGCCCCAGTTTCTTTTCTAATAGGAGGTGGGGTATGGCGAAGCGTGGTGTAAAAGTTAAACAAGGTGAAAAACTTGATGAAGCTACTCTAGACTATGTCATCGACCTATTAGAAAGGAAGGAAAATCCTATTACTAAGAAAGAGGCGTGTAAAGTAATGAATATTACTTATAACACTACTCGTCTTGGTAAAATTTTAGAAGGACATAAGGAACAAAAGGCTAGATACGCCAAGCTTCGTGCTAAAAAGCGTGGAAAACCTGTTACAGAAATAGAACTCCGTGGTATAGTTGAAGACTATATGGCTGGATCATCTATGTCTGAAATAGCAAAGTCTAACTTCCGTAGCCCTTCCTTTGTGAAGAATGTATTAGAGCGACACAATGTTCCAATGCGTTCTTCTTCAGCGAACTATTTCCACCCAGAGTTACTCCCCGACGAAGTTCTTTCTGAGACCTTTGAACCGGGTGAGATAGTATGGTCTGCGAAGTATAATGCTGTGGCAGAAGTTGTAGGTAGAAAAGCGACTGATCCTAAGTTCCAGAAGTGGGACAATAATGGTGTTGTTCAAAACCATCCGATTCATGGTAATTGCTATAGAATTTGGGTAACGGGCAATCACGCTAGATACGCAGTACAACCATGGTATGAACTTGGCAAACTTTCTCACTTAAACGAACTTGGAGTAAAGATTAGTGGATAGAGAAGTGTTCATAAGTAAGATGGAGTCCTTTGGGGACGCTGTCGTAACCTATAGGAGCGCAGTTAGTAGAAAATTAAAGTACAATGTATGTACTCCTAATTTTGATAATAACTATATTCAAAGTAGACGCAATAGTGTAAAAGTTAGCGAGGAGTGTGTATTACTCTTCTGCTGGGATACAAACAGTTATAGGCAGATTAATCCTAGAGCTGTAACTACTGTGCAACCCTTAGGATCGCTCCTAAGAAACAGAAAGAGACAATATAATAACTAATGACGGAAGACAATCAATATGATGTCTATGAACGAGTTATTTACGAAAACCCAGATAAAGAGACACAGTATCGATTGGTTGTTTCAACCTTTCGAGAGATAGAATATTTACATTTAAGAAAATATTACCTTGATTTCGAAGGGGAATACAAACCTACTAAAGAAGGAGCTTGTATCCCTTTCGAACTCAATAATATATCTAACTTGTTCTCAGCATTAGTAGAGGTACTATCTCTAGCTGAGTCAAAAAATGAAATATTAGAACATTTTGAAGAACAAATACGAGAATTATACCCAGATGAATAACAAACTACTAAAACAAGCAAGCAAAACATATTATGAAGGCAATCCTATTATGTCCGATGAGGAGTTTGATAGGCTTGCTGATATCCATAAGTGGGAAGATGTAGGCTATAACCCTGATAATAGGGAAGCCCATATCTTCCCACTTTTTTCTCTACAAAAGGTTTTTGTAGGAGAAGATCAAGACCCTTTTGAGTACGAAGTTGATATTATCGAAACTCCTAAGCTAGATGGAGCGGCAATATCAATTCAGTATAAAGAAGGAAAGATCGATAAAGTGCTTACTCGTGGTAATGGTAAAGAAGGAGTTAATGTTACAGAAAAGTTTCTTCATAATAATATAGTTCCTTACTGTATCAAAAATAATGGTAGTATTCAAATTACTGGCGAGTTGGTAGCTCCAAAAGAGATACCAAATGCTAGGAACTATGCAGCAGGGTCATTGAACTTAAAAGATACTTTAGAGTTTCTAAGTAGGGATTTGACTTTTATTGCGTATGGAGTTCAACCTGTCTTTTCAGAAACTTATCTTAATGATATGTATCTACTTCAATCTCTAGGATTTAATTCTGTGATTGATAAAGACTGGGAAGAGTTTCCAAATGATGGTAGAGTTTTCAGAATAAATTCTAACGAAAGGTTTAATGAGTTAGGTTTTACTTCACACCACCCTAGAGGAGCTTACGCTTTAAAGACTAGAGAGGCTGGAGTAGCAACTACCTTATTGGATGTAGTGTGGCAGACAGGTAAAAGTGGTAAGGTTACCCCCGTAGCTTTACTAGACCCTATCGAAATTGATGATGCGAAAATTTCAAGAGCAACATTAAACAACATGGCATATATTGAAGAGCTAGACCTCGAAATTGGTTGCCAAGTTGAAGTAATTCGTGCGGGTAAGATCATACCTTGTGTTGTGGCACGAGTCAAGTAAGACATCAGAAAAAATAAAACTTGACTTTCAGGTTAGATTTTAGTATAATATACATTCAAAATGAGAAATTAGATATGCAATATGAACCAATAATCGCTCCAACTACATGCCCATCATGTGGTTCTGAGCTAGAATTAGTAAAAGACCAATTATTTTGTAGGAGTAAAAATTGTCCTGCCCAATCAACAAAAAAAGTAGAGCATTTTGCTAAAACACTTAAAATAAAAGGACTCGGACCTAAGACTATTGAAAAACTTGGTTTGTATAGTATCCCCGATATCTACACTATCTCATCTAATGAAATAAATGCCGTAATTGGGGAAAAACTAGGTTCTAAACTGCTTGACAAAATCGAAGAAAGCAAGCAAATGGATCTAGCTACCTTACTTGCGGCATTTTCCATCCCATTAATTGGGACAACAGCGGCAAATAAGTTAACTTTTGTAGTATCTCACATAGATGAGATTAACGAAGATTCCTGCTTGAAAGCGGGACTAGGGCCAAAGGCCTGTAGTAACTTAATGGGATGGATGGCAACTGATTTTTATGGTGATTTAGATAGTCTACCATTTGACTTCAAAGCATCAGAAAAATCAAAAACCACTGTGGTGGAGAACGGTAAGAGTGTTTGCATTACCGGGAAACTGAATGACTATAAGAACAGAACCTTAGCAGGTGATTTTCTAAAGTCTTTGGGATATAAAATAACAAGTTCAGTAACAAAAAAGACAGACTTTTTAGTCGATGAAGAAGGCAAACAATCAAGTAAACGTACCAAAGCAGAAAGCTATGGTATACCAATTGTAACTATAAAAGAATTAATTTAAAGGATAATAATATGACAGCAATTCCAAAGTGGACAGAAGACCGCACAAACTCACTAACTGATATGGTAGGCTCAGAGTCACCAGTAACACAAGCAACAGTAGCAACAACTGCTGAGGCACTTTCAACTACAACTCGTTCTGTAAGCTCTAAGCTTCGCAAGATGGGTTACGATGTAGAGCTTGCATCTGCATCACATTCTAAGACTTTCTCTGACGAAGAGGAAGCAACTCTTCGCTCATTTGTAGAAGGTAATAGCGGTCAGTATACATACGCTGAAATCGCAGAGTCTTTTGCTGATGGCAAGTATTCTGCTAAGAGCATTCAGGGTAAGCTTCTTTCTATGGAACTTACTTCTCATGTTAAGCCAACTGAAAAGCCAGAAGCAGTTCGCACTTATACTCCTTCAGAAGAGTCTACTTTCCTTGAGATGGTAGGTAATGGCTCTTTCGTTGAAGATATTGCTGAAGCACTTGGTAAGTCTATCAACTCAGTACGTGGTAAGGCACTTTCTTTCCTTCGTAATGGTGATATCGATGCAATCCCAGCACAGAAGGAATCTCGTGCTAAGACTAAGGAAGATGCATTAGGCGCACTTGGCGACATTACTAGCATGACAGTAGAGCAGATTGCAGAGTCTATTGATAAGACTGCTCGTGGCGTTAAGACTATGCTTACTCGTCGTGGTTTGACTTGTGCAAACTATGATGGTGCTAAGAAAGCAGCTAAGAATGCTGCAGCAAAAGCTTAATACTTATAATTAGTATATAGTCTATAGGGCGGGATTAGAAACCCTAATCTCGCCCTTTTTATTGCCTGGAGGTTAGAATGAAACTGGTAGCTAAATTTCACGATTTGGATAGCTTCACTTCCGATGAAGCCATTAGACGTGCGAAGGATTTATTAGGGGATTTTATTGAAATAAAAGCGTACCCTAGTACCACCGACCCCTGGGATAACATTTATTTCGCCATTCAACAGATTATAACGTCTGAACAACTTAATTTAATTTTTGACGAAGGGCCTTTATACCCCGAAAAAGTCAAAGAGTTAAGAAGTAAGACTTTAGCTAGATTGGAAGAGGAATTAGATGAGGTAATCAAAGATAACGAAGAAAAGGTGGACTAATGGATATAGGCGCGGTTGTTCTACATAAATTGCTAGAAGAACAGAGCCTTGATGGTTGGTCTAGGTTAAGAAGTGAATTTTTCGACTCCTCATTTAAGTCTGTCTATACGGCAATCAATAAATATTATAAGGATCGGAATGATATTCCTAGCTTTGAAGATTTAGGTGTTAAAACTAGAAATTCTAAGTTAGAAAAGGACATTGCTTCGTTGGAACTTTTAGAGGTTCCGGATATTGATTTAGACTTAGCTATTGATGCTTTGATAGATCAGTTTGCACAAAACTCAACACTTGATATGTTGGAACACTATATCAAGGATATTACTATGATGGATGTTCACGAGATTAAGTCTGGAATATCTGACATAGCGTTAAAACTAGATGAGAAAACTCATACGAATGAAATGGTAGCAACCATGGACTCTATCAGCCTATTCCAAGAAGAGGATGATACTGAGTATAAGAAATTTCCAACTGGTATTAACAACACTTTTGATAGTAAACACGGTGGTATATATCGTGAAGAGCTTATCATGCTTGGCGGTAAGCGAGGCTCAGGTAAGTCTTTGGTTAGTGCTAATATGGTTGCTAATCAATATATGATGGGAAATACCTCTATATTTTTTACTATTGAAATGACAGCGATGGAAACCTTTCAACGAATTAGTAGTATGATATCTGGAGTGTCTTATTCACAAATTAGAAAAAATGCCTTAGAAAGGGAAGAAGTTTTTGCTCTTGCTAAAATGCGTTCTGATATGTTTATGGATGGACAAGAAACTTATGATGAGTATCTAGAACATAGAGACCCTGTTAGATTAGAAACAGAGTTAATGAGAGATTGTACTCTCAAACCAGATAATCAAATTATTATTGTTGATGATAGGTCACTATCACTAACAAGCATTGATTTACAATTACAAAAAGCAAAAGCACAATTTGGAGACAAGTTTACTTTAGCCGTTGTAGACTATGTGAATCAGGTTGAAACTGGTATTGGAAAAGATTTGTATGATTGGCAGTCACAAATCTTTGCTAGTAAGAAACTAAAAGAGTATGCACGAAAGTATGATATTGCTATTATGAGCCCTTATCAGATCGATGAAAGTGGTGCTACAAGATTTGCTAAAGGACTACTTGATAGTCCAGATTTAGCATTCTTAATCGATGCCCACTCTAAGGAAGATCAAGCAATAACATTTACCTCAACTAAAGTGCGAAGTGGGCCAGATATTGAATTTACCAGTAAAATGAACTGGGATAATTTAAGACTTGGACCTCAAGATACTACTAAGCCTGAGGAGAAAAAGGATATAAAAACAAAAACCGCAAAAATAGGAAAGAAACCCGTAAAAGAGGAGTCTGATTTATTCTAATGGATATAGAACAGTTATTAAACGAAAGAAAAATTGAGTTTAAGCCAAAAGGCCAAGACTTCGTAGTTAGGTGTTTAAACCCGGACCACGAGGATAATAACCCATCTATGCACATTGATAAAATTAGTGGAGCATTTAATTGTTTTAGTTGTGGATTTAAAGGAAATGTATTTAAGTTCTATAATGTTCACAGAGATTGGCAAGACTTTCGAGTTAAGAAACTACAGAAAGAAATTACTAAGATAAGACAAGAAGCTCATGGGTTACCTATGCCTGCTGGCTTTGTTCCTTATAACAGGGAGTTTAGAGGGATTAAGAAAGAAGTTTTAAGAAGTTTTAATGCATTTACGCATAAAGACCATGAAGATAGAATTATCTTTCCAATCCCCGACATTACTGGAAAAATTAGGGCATTTATTGGTAGATATATCAATAGTAATTCCCACCCTAAATATCTAGTATTTCCAAAAGGAGTAGATTTACCCCTTTTTCCTTCTAAAGTTAAGCCTATTAATGGAAGTGTGATTCTCGTTGAAGGCTCTTTAGATGCTTTAAATCTTATTAATGGTGGCCTTTATAACGCAACTGCAGTATTAGGTGCCAATAATATTTCTAAAGATAAGATAGAAAACCTAAAGTTTTTAGGAGTAAGAAAGATATATGTGATGTTCGATGGCGATAAGGCAGGTCGAGAAGCATCAAAGAAAGTAGAAGAGGAATTGGAAAGCGTGTTCCTCATTGAACAAATAGAACTTCCAGATGGTTTAGACCCTGGAGATCTGTCCACTGAGGACATAAAACAAATAAAGGACAATTTATATGAAGATAGCGATTATTGATAAACACCCCACAAATATTAATTATGGAAGACATTTTAGCTTTGAACATGAAGTATTTCATTTGTCCTCTGTAAAAACAAAGAAGTTGCTAAAACGAGATGTTGATTTGGAGTTTAATGCAGATGAATATGATTTAGTAGTTCTTATTGGTTCTGAGGCTTGTAAGTTTATTGCAGGTGTTGGATCTGTTACGGAATTTGCGGGGCATCTTGTTGATGACAAATTTGTTCCAATGATTAATCCAGCTATGTTGAATTTCAAACCCGAGGCTAGACCTCATTTTGATGCAGCAGTAAAGAAGTTGGAAGGCTATGCTACTGGAGAGAAGCCTCCAACAGTAACAGGTAATTTTGAGGGGATTATTGATGAAGAGAGAGCAAAGGAATATTTGGAGTCGGTACTATCGGATCCATCGATTAAATATATCGCGTGCGATACGGAGACAACGGCTCTTTATCCAAGGGATGGTTATATTCTGGGCATTAGTATTACACATACACTTCATCAGGGTGTTTACATATCCACTGACTGTATTGGATCAGATACAGAAAAACTGTTGCAAGATCTTTTCTCCTCTAGATTAGTAGTATTTCATAACGCTAAATTCGACTTGAAAATGTTGGAGTATCATTTCGGATTTAAGTTCCCTAGAGTATCAGATACTATGCTTATGCATTATCTGTTAGATGAAACTCAAGGAACTCACGGTTTGAAATCTCTAGCAATGAAATTCACTGGATATGGTGATTATGATAAGGCTCTTGATGATTTTAAGGTAACTTATTGTAAACAGCACGGTATTCTAAAAGGTGATTTCACATATGATTTGATTCCTTTTGATATTATTGCAGAGTATGCTGCAATTGATACGGCAGTAACTTACGAACTCTATCAACTGTTCAGTAAAAAGTTATTGTCTAATAAGCTCCTTACTAAAGTATATAAAGAACTTATGGTTCCAGGTATGCTTTTCCTTAAAGATGTTGAGGAAAATGGAGTTCCTTTTGACAAAGATAGATTGTTGAAAGTACAAGAACTAATGGAAGGTGAGGTCACAGAGGCCAAAGCCTTATTATATGGGTATGAAGAAGTACATCATTTTGAATCGGAACAAGGAAAGGTATTCAACCCTAATAGTACTCAGCAACTAAGAGTGCTATTATTTGATTATCTTGGTTTAACCCCTACTGGTAAACTTACTGGTACGGGAGCAGCAAGTACCGATGCTGAAGTACTTAAGAAATTAGCTGAAGAACATCCTATCCCTGGTATTATTCTTGATATTAGACAGAAGTCTAAAATTAAGAATACATACTTGGATAAGATTATTCCGGAGATAGATAAAGATGGGTGTCTTAGAACATATTTTAATCTCACTTCCACTACTTCTGGTCGCCTTTCTAGTAGTGGTAAGATTAACATGCAACAGTTGCCGAGAGACAACGCTGCAGTAAAAGGCTGTATTAAAGCACGGCCTGGATATAAGATTTTGCAACAAGACTTGGCTACTGCTGAAGTTTACGTTGCTGCGATCTTATCTGGAGATAAAAATCTCCAGAATGTTTTCAAGAGTGGAGGCGATCTACACTCTACAATTGCTAAAATGGTATTTGGTTTGAAAGAACCGGTTGAAGAAGTTAAGGAGAAAAACCCGACAGCAAGACAAGCAGCTAAAGCTATTACTTTTGGTATTATGTATGGGTCAGGCCCAGCTAAGGTATCAGAAACTGTTAGTAAAGATAGCGGAAAGCCTTTCACTGTTCAACAAGCGAAAGATACAATTGCTAAGTATTTCCAAACTTTCTCTCAACTAAAAATATGGTTGGATATGTCTAAACAAGATATTGAATCTATTGGGCATATTTATAGTATTTTTGGAAGGAAGCGTAGGTTACCTAACGTATTTAGTAGTGATAAAGGCGTAGCCTCTCATGAAGTAAGAAGTGGTATTAACTTCTTAATTCAATCAGTTGCATCAGACGTAAATCTATATGCAGGTATTGAATTAAATGAATGGATTAAGGATATTAAAATAGATGCTAAAATTATAGCATTGGTACACGACTCTCTTGTATTAGAGGTTGAAGATAGTGTAGTAGATATTGTTGCGGAACATATGGCGTTATTTACTCAAAAAGATAGAGGTTGTTCCATTCCTGGTAAGCCTATCGGTGTAGACTTGGATATTGGGGAGGATTATAGTTTTGGTAAATTCAAAAAGCAATACGCTGACTTGGTCTGAGATAGTATTCCCCATCTTCCCTTTAGGGTCAGGGATTGAATCGTTCTATAAGGAAGATGGGGTTCTTTTTGCTAAAGATACAAGAGGGTATCGAATCTTAGATGATAGGAATATAGCAGGAGACTACTTAGGGGTTAGAAGGCTGCATATTAAAGCAGATAAGAGATCAATTTATCCGTTAAAAAGAAAGATTGATACCTTTATAGACTTAGTTAAATATTCGGCTATTTATAAATTTTATGTAGATTTTAACGGTAAACCTTTTAAGTATACAAAAACAAGATATGCTCAATTAGTTTACAAACCTATACAATATAGTAAGTTTGTAGAGGGTAAAGGAACTGTTTTTACTGTTAAAGGCGTAAATAGTTGGTTTGAAGTAGATTATGTAATCCATCCAGATGCTTGCTGGGTTGGGTTACTAAAAGTAGATAGGTCATGGTTTTTATATGAATTAAGTTTCGAGAAGAAAGAGGATACTAGGAGAAAGATATGAATAAAGCAGTAGTATCCAATAGGATATATCTAAAAGCAGATGAAGCACTGCAAGATAAACTCAATGAAGAGCTTACTTACTTGATACCCTCTTATGGCCCTGACCAACCTCCTTTAGTAATTAAAAACATTGGACGAATAAATAAAGAACTCGTCAGCATTCCTGTTGGAAGAATGGATTTAGTACCTGAGGAGTATGAAATTGTCGATAAAACTTTGTCTGCACCGATCACCATGCCAGAGTTTAGGTTCAAGTTACGTGAGAGTCAACAAGCGGTTTATGACAAAATCTCGGGTAATTCAATTATTAATGCTCCACCTAGTTGGGGTAAAACTTTCACAGCTTTAGCTATAGTTGAAAAACTAAGTCAAAAGACTTTAATTGTCACACATACTTTAGCACTAAGAAATCAATGGGTTGAAGAGATCGAGAAAACAATGGGGTTCACCCCCGGAATTATAGGTAGTGGTAAGATGCAAACGGACACTCCTATAGTTGTGGGTAATGTTCAGACATTAAATAAGAAGATACCAGAGATTAAAGATTTGTTTGGTACAGTAGTACTAGACGAGATGCATCACGTATCTTCCCCTACCTTCTCTAAGATAGTGGATAAAATGCCAGCAAAGTATAAAATAGGGCTGTCTGGCACATTAAAGAGAAAAGACGGTAAGCATGTAGTATTCAATGATTACTTTGGGTTTGATGTACATCAGCCTCCAAAAGAAAACTATATGATTCCAGAGATTGTATCTATTGCATCTGATATTCGATTCCCTGACGGTAGTAGAACGCCTTGGGCGAAAAGAGTAAACGTAGTAGCATATGATCCCAACTACCAGCATTTAATAGCCCAGATAGCTTCGGTATACGCAGCTAAGGGGCATAAAGTATTGGTAGTAAGTGACAGAGTACAATTACTAAAAAATTGTGCTAAATTAACAGGAGACAGAGCAATCTGTGTAACAGGAGAAATGGATCATGAACTTAGAGGACCAGAACTCGAAAAAATCAAAAATGATAAGGCAGATATCCTTTATGGGACTCAGAGTATTTTTAGCGAAGGTATTTCGCTTAATGAGTTATCTGCTCTTATTTTGGGCACTCCTATCAATAATGAACCACTTCTTATTCAGTTAATAGGTAGAGTAATTAGAAAGAAAGAAGGAAAATTAAGTCCTGTTGTAGTAGACATTAAATTAAAAGGCAAAACAGCTAGTAATCAAGCTAAAGCTCGTATGGGTGTCTATCTTCAAGAAGGATACAATATAAAAAATTTTACTTGACAATATGGTTAAATTTTAGTATAATATACTTTCAAATTTAGGAGAAGTTTAAGTGATTTTTTATGACTGGGAAACTATGGCCAAATTGGCAAAGGGGGACCCTAAAAACATCATCGTAATGGTTGCAAGGTTAACTTATAACTTAACTTGTCATTCTAGCAATAGGCAGAAAGACATCTTTTATAAGAGCGATATAAGTGGAGATAGTTACCTTTTAAACCCAGAACTTTTGTTAAAGAATGAGAACGCAGCATCTTTAAGACACATGGTTGAATATATTGGACTAGCAAGCTATAGACGGTACGCTGATTATCAGATGACTGGAGATAGCAGTCTATCTATTCATCATTGTAGAATGAAGATAGAAAATATAGAGAAGAACCCCTTACTTATCGTAAGGAACGATAAAATACACTTTAAATTAGAGGAATAAACAAAAATGGCAATTAAATTCAAGAATGTAACAGGTAAAGCAAAGAAGTCTTCAGCAGAAGCATATACGTATAACGAAGGTGATAATACAGTTCGCATGGTAGGAGATATTCTACCTCGCTATGTTTACTGGACTACTACTACAGACAATAAGCGTGTACCTTTGGAGTGCCTTGCATTCGATAGAGAACAAGAAAGATTTGCAAACTTAGAGAAAGACTGGGTACAACATTATTTTCCAGATTTGAAATGCTCTTGGGCATACGCTGTTCAAGTAGTAGATGATGGCAAAATTAAAATTCTAAACCTGAAGAAGAAGTTGTTCGAAAGTATTCTTATTGCAGCAGAAGACTTGGGCGATCCAACTGATCCAGAGACTGGTTGGGACGTTAAGTTTAAAAAGGTTAAGACTGGGCCTCTTCCATTCAACGTAGAGTATCAGTTGCAGGTACTTAAGTGCAAGCCTCGCCCTCTTACTGATGAGGAAAGAGAAGTTCTTAAGGGTCTTAAGCCTATCGACGAGATTGTTCGTCGTCCGACTGCTGATGATCAGAAAACTTTCATTGAGCAAAATATTCTTGAAAGTGGTAGCACTGAAGTTCCAGCTGAAGTAGCTGAAGAAGTTCAAGAACTGCTATAAGTAAAAGACCTAAAGAGCTCACGAGGAAACTCAGTGAGCTCTTTTTGTATGTAATAAAGGAACTAAATGAAAATACTATTCAGCGCAGACTGGCATATAAAGCTAGGGCAGAAAAATGTTCCTAAAGATTGGGCTGTAAACCGATACGGCTTGCTCTTTGAGGAAATATACAAACTAGAGAAAAGAGTAGATTTACACATTATAGGAGGAGATTTATTTGATAGATTACCTAGCCTAGATGAGTTAAGTTTATATTTTCAGTTCATTAAAGGAGTAAATGTTGAAACAATCATTTACCCAGGCAATCATGAAGCATTAAAAAAGAACACTTCATTCTTTAGTAACTTAAAAGAAGTTACTACAGCAGTCAATAATAAAGTAACTATTATAGATGACTATCATAAGATTGAGAATATGGATTTTATTCCGTATACAAAACTAAAAGAGTTTGAACCAGAAGACTTTACAGGCGAAGTACTATTTACTCATGTTAGAGGGGAAATCCCTCCTCATGTAACTCCCGAAATTGATTTAGATAAACTAAGTGGCTGGGAGTTGGTAGTCGCAGGTGATTTACATTCGCACGAAAACTCACAAAGAAATATAGTATATCCAGGCAGTCCTGTAACTACCTCATTTCATAGAAATCCAGTAGATACTGGAGTTTTATTGTTTGATAATGAAACTAAAAATTACTCATTTATGAAGTTGAAGCTACCTCAGCTGATTAGGCAGACAGTAGCATCCCCAGAGCAAATGAAGAAAACTAATTATCATCATACAATCTATGAACTAGAAGGCGATCTAACAGAATTAGCTAAAGTAGATGGTGATACAGATCTTCTTGATAAGAAATTAGTTAAGAGAAAATCTGAGGCAGCTTTAATACTTGACAGAGATATGACTATCGAAGAAGAACTATCAGAATATCTTCAATACATATTGGGGTTAAATGATAAGAAAACCAAAGAGGTTATAGGAGTGTTTAATGATTATACTTAAACAACTAAGATGGAGTAATTGCTTTAGTTACGGAACAAATAATACTTTAGATTTGGAAAGTGACATTCTTACTCAATTAATTGGCACAAATGGTGCAGGTAAGAGTTCAATACCTATCCTTATTGAAGAGGCTTTATTTAATAAAAACTCTAAAGGGATAAAGAAAGCAGATATACTAAACAGGCATAATGGTGCGAAAAGTTATAGTATTGCTTTGGACTTCTCTACTGATGGTACAGAATATACTATTGATATTAATAGAGCCACAAGTCTAAAGATTAAACTATTAGCCGATGGAGAAGATATATCTTCACACACTGCAACAGGTACCTTCAAGAGTCTTGAAGGTATTTTAGGTTTGGACTTCAAAACATTCTCTCAGTTAGTTTATCAAAGTACAACAAGTTCTTTGCAGTTTCTAACTGCTACTGATACTAACCGAAAGAAGTTCTTAATTGATTTACTTAATCTTGAGAAATACATTGAATTATTTGATGTATTTAAAGCAGCTCATAAAGATGTACAAGACTCTTTATCTTCTATTAAGGGAGAAATTTCTAATATAGAACACTGGCTTAACGGGCATAAAGTTACTTCTACTAAAAAGAAAGAAGTAAAAGACCTCCCAGAACTACCTACTGATGAAGTAGATGAAGTGGCTGAATTACAAGTAAGGTTAAAAAATCTACATAAAACTAATAGGGAGATTTCTCAGAATCAGCAGTATAAAAAACTGATTAAAGAAATAGACCCTACAGAGTTGGCAAAAACAGTTGAAAAGTCTGAAGACCCTGAGAGTATCAATTCTCAAATAGGTGCTCTAACTTCAGAACGAAATGCATCTAAGGCTATTCTGAACAAAATTAATGTTTTAGTTGGGGGTGCACAATGTCCGACTTGTATGCAAGAAATTGATGAAGAATTTAGAGATTCTCTTATTGCTGACGCTAACTCATCTATTAGTAGCAAACTATCTGAAATTAGTCTGCTACAAGATAAGTTGATTGAAATTAGACAACAATCTCAAGCCTATAATGAGCATCAATCGCTAATTTTTGAATTTGAAAGATTATCTACTCTAATTGATGAAGATTTGCCTAGTGATCCAGAAAGTGAGTCAGACTTACAAAGTCAAATAAGTGAACTACAAACTCATATCAATAGTATTCAATCTCAGATTACAGAAATTGAAAGAGAGAATAGAGAAGCAACTAAGTTTAATACAGAACTAGACTACTTATTAAATCAAATTAAGGAGTTTAAGGAAAATTTAGAAAGTAAACAATCTGCTTTAAAGAATATCACAAATGAAGCTGCTAATTTAGAAGTATTAAAGAAAGCATTTAGTACTAATGGTTTGGTTGCTTATAAGATTGAGAACTTAGTAAAAGACTTAGAAGAGATTGCTAATGAGTACTTATCTGAATTGTCTGATGGAAGATTCCAATTAACTTTTGAAGTTACTAATGATAAACTAAATGTTATCATTTCAGACAATGGGGATTCTATTCATATTTTAGCATTAAGTTCTGGAGAGTTAGCTAGGGTTAATACAGCTACTCTATTGGCAATTAGAAAACTTATGGCTACATTATCTAAGTCTAAAATCAATATGTTATTTTTAGACGAAGTTATAAATGTATTAGACGACCCAGGTAGGGAGAAGTTAATTGAAACTTTGCTAAAAGAAGTAGAGTTAAACACTTTCTTAGTATCTCACGGGTACACTCACCCATTACTTACTAAAGTTAATGTGGTTAAAGAGAAAGATATTTCAAGGTTAGACTAATGGAAATAACAACAGCAAATAAAGCATTACAAATGGTAAAGCGTTTTCCTTATGTACATGTATTATGGCATAAGGAAGACTGTCCAGTATGTGACCATTTTGTCCCAGAATTAGAAAATGTTGAGGATCAAATGTCCGACTGGAGGTTCTTTAAAATTAACGCTAATGAACATAAACGAATTACAGAACAAATGTCTTGGGAGCCTACATCGTTCCCAATCTCTTATCTATTTAAAAATGGAGAAAGAGTATTTGTAGCTGTAGGAGCGGCTCCAATTGAAGCAGTTATCACAACACATAGAGATATTGTTAAAGGTACTTGGAAATCTCAAGAGGAGCTAGAAAAGGAGCAACTTAATGCCCTCGACGAACAAGAGTAAGGCGAAGGGGTCTAGAGCAGAGACAGCAGCATGTAAGGTTCTTACAGCTGCTACTGGCTGGCAGTGGGAAAGAATCCCGCTTTCAGGTGCTTTAGACGCTAAGCATGGATTAAAAGGGGATGTATATATCCCTAAAGAGTTAATGAAATATTCAGTTGAAGTAAAGCACTATAAAGATGACCATCTTACAAGTAAAATGTTAACTGGAAAATACCCACAAGTACAAGAATGGTGGGATCAAACAAAAAGAGAACAAGAAGAAAACGAAGCTGAATATCCTTTATTAATATTTAAATTTGATAGAAGTAAATGGTTCTGTGCTTTTGAAGAAGAGCCAGTTAATTGTTATAGACATTTTTACTTTTCAGAAGGGTATTATCTAGCTAAGTTAGACGATTATTTAACCGATAGAAAAAAGGATGACTGGGTATGGCAAAGAGTTTCAAAGAAATAAGTACAGGGGATGAAGATACAATAATGGTAGTAGATGCACTAAATTTAGCATTTAGGTATAAGCATCAAAAGAAGCGAGATTTCGCTCAAGACTACTTAAATACGGTACATTCTTTAGCACACTCTTATAAAGCAGGCGAAGTTATTATTGCTTGTGATAAAGGTTCTTCTACATATAGAAAGGCTATTTTACCTGAGTATAAAGGTAATAGGAAAGAAAAGTATGCAAAACAATCAGAACAAGAAGCTAAAGAGTTTGAAAACTTCTTAAATGATTTTGAAGATACAGTATCTCTTCTAGCTAAACACTTTAAAGTATTTAGGTACCAAGGAGTGGAGGCAGACGATATTGCAGCATACATTACTCAAGTCACCGATAAGAATATTTGGCTAATATCTTCAGATAAGGACTGGGATTTATTAATTAGTCCTAAAGTTTCTCGTTTCAGCTATGTTACAAGGAAGGAAATTACAAATGATAATTGGACAGAACACTATGAGGTTCCTAAAGAAGATTATATCAGTTTTAAGTGTCTTACTGGTGATGCTGGGGATAATGTACCTGGAGTACCTGGTGTGGGGCCTAAGCGTGCCGTAGGGTTAATTGAGCAGTATGGATCTGCATTTGATATCGCAGATCAATTACCTATCGATAGTAAGTATAAATATATCCAAAACTTAAATGATTTTGGAGCTGAAGCAATTTATAAAAACTATGAATTAATGGATTTAGTAACTTACAGTGCTGAAGCTATCGGTACTGAAAATATTTCTGAAATTAGAAGTTATTTTCAAAAATAATTTTTAGAAAAATTTTCGTAAATTGTTTACAGTTTTAAGGAAAAACCAATGTATAATGAAAATAATGAAAATAAGCGATTGAGTACATCAATAGGAATTATTGGTTACGGAATGGTCGGAAAAGCAGTGCAGTATGGGTTTCCTCACTGTAAACATTACATATCGGATCCGAAGTATAACGATATGTCAGTTACCCATGTAGCTCAGGAAAATCCAGTTGCGATTTTCGTTGCTGTACCGACCCTTACCGATGACAAAGGTCTCATCGAACATCAAATTTTGGAAAATGTTTTAAACGAGTTGGATAAAGCATTTTATCAAGGTTTGGTCATTGTTAAATCAACAATTTTACCACATTTCTTAGTAGATAGAGATGTAGTATATAATCCAGAGTTTTTATCGAGAGCTACTTCTTTTAAGGATTTTGTAGAACCTCCTATGTTAATTTTAGGAGGCGATAGATCTAAAGATGCTTTAGATTTGTACAAGCAATGTTCTAATGTAAGAACTGATAAAGTATTCTTAACTGATATTAAAACAGCAGCATTTGCTAAGTACGCAATGAATACTTTCTATGCTACTAAGATTACCTTTATGAATGAACTTTGGAAAGCGTTTGATGGGGATTGGGAAGAGCTAACTAATATTTTGAAACAACATCCTTGGATGGGATCACACCATTTTGAAGTACCTGGGCCTGATGGAAGCTTTGGCTTCGGCGGCCCTTGTTTGGTTAAAGATACTACTGCACTTGCTACTGAATATAATATGGAACTACTACATAAAGTACTAGAACTAAATAAGGAGATTAGAAAATGAATTATTTACTACTGGGAGGCGCGGGATTCATTGGAACCCATTTAGCGAAGAATTTAATGGAAGAGGGGCATGATGTCACTATTATAGACTCCCTAAAAACCTCAACCTTCCCAGACTATGGGGTTAATTTTATTAAAAGTGATATTACAGAACTAGAATTAGACACCTTAGTAAGGGATTCCGATATAGTATATTTTCTAGCGGGGTCTGTAGGAGTTTCACATATTGATAAAGACCCTAGAGGTACTTTATTTAATAATATTAATTTAGTCAATAAAATTATACCAGTACTAGAGCGTAGAGGTAAAAAAGTAATATTCTCTAGTACTTCAGAAGTATACGGGGAAGGCCCTTTTAAAGAAACAGACTCACTAACTATCGGATCACCTGATAAATTAAGATGGGGTTATGCTTGTGCTAAATTAGTGACGGAGTTTATGATTAGAGCATCAAAGTTCCCTTCTGTAATAGTTAGATTCTTTAATGTAGTAGGCCCAGGACAATCTGGAGAGTATGGCATGGTAATGCCTAGATTTGTTACTGCAGCTAAAGAAGGC